ATCTCTTTATCACCAAATGGGTCAATACCAAAGGTTGAATTTAGAGAGTTGTTTGTTAATTCGGTGTTTAAACGAGTATTTGATAGGTCTTCATCTGCTTGGTTGACCTTAAATTGACCTAAATCCACATCTTCTTGGTTCTTTTGCCATAGTTTAACTGTTAATTTGTAGTAAAGTGGCTTATCTAGGAATGTACCTTCTTCACCAAAGGCATCAACATTAAGAATTTCCCAATAACTTCCTTCAGTTTCATTCTTATAAACTTGGTCAAAATCTAATTGAATCAAGTCACCTATCTTTGGGATTAATGGTTCGTATTTTTCTTCGCCATATATAGATTTCTTTGATTGTGTGTGGAATTCAAGGATAGATACTTTAAGTTCGTATATATCACTTTGCATAATTCCTTGTAATGTATATGTCCTTTTTTGTTCTGGAATATCTGGAGAATACATTGTTACATAGAATCTTCTAATGTAAGCATATAGTTCACTTTCCCCAAAGAATTCATCATAACCATAGTTTTGTTCGTTATATGGTACATTTGGGTGCATATCTTTAACATAGTATAGAACTTGGAATCCACCTATTTCATTTGCTTCAGTAGCTAGAGATTCGGCTAATAGTGCTTCTTTCTTGTAACATTCACTAGTTGGGTCAAGAAAATGTTCATCTGTCCAATTATAACCTTCTAGATTACAATTCTTACCACCATTGAATATCTTACTAAATTCTTGTTGATATATGGACATTATTCCTCATCTTTTCTTATTTCATTTAATGTGTCTCTATAAAGAGTGTAAGTTATTTTTGGCATAGTTTTTAGACCATCAATAATCAAAGTATACTTACCAATGAAATATTTACCATTCTTTTCGTATTCTTCATCATCACTTACTGAATTTAATTGAACATCTACACATTCGCCTAACATTGGAAATTGGGAAAAATCTCCAAATCTTTCATTTTGACCATTAGTGAAACAAGTTAAAGTTAAACTATTAGAGAAGAAAGACCTAACTATATTCTCATAGATACTTGGTTTAACGTTATAAAAATCGTGTAAATGTGGTGTGTGTATGCCAGTATATTTCAATGTTGATTTATTTGAATTGGCATTACTTGGTTTTATAGGTGTACCAGGTAGAACAGCACCAAAACCATAATCTAAAGATTCATAGGCTTTATATACAAATCCATCGTCCAATACATCTGGGTGTTTGAAATTATGGTCAAGTGGTTTAAGAAATTCGTTTACAAAATCGTTAACCAATAATGCCATGTTTAGTAATATAGCAACCATAGAATCACCATAATTTTGGTCTGCCCAAGGGTTATATTGGTATAAGGTTTGACCAAATCCATTATCTAATAAATTTGTAGCACCTTTATAATCAAATCTTGAATTTCCATAGAATTTTAGATAATTTGGCTTATCTTTTTCATCTATAGTATTATAAAGATTTGTGTCAATTATTGTACATTTTGTTTCTTTTTCGCAAGATTTTTTCAATGATGTTAAATTTGATTCTCTATTTGGATATGTGTATAATAGAGGAATGTCATCAATGTCACCTGTATGGGTATGTCTTAACAATTTTTTTAATATATCTAAAGATGTTTTTTGTGAGAATATCCAATCCATAGAATCTTTAGTTTCATATTCTGGGTCAGCTTTTAATTGATTTAGAGCATTTTCGCTTAAACCCATAACTTTTTGTATAGCATCTTTACTTGTTGTATTTTTGAAGGAAATATTCATTTTATTTGATAGAGTGTATACAGATGAAGCAACGCAAAACATATCATATTGCTCCATATTTCCTTCAGGTGATTTAATCATTGTAACTTTATTTGAAAGAATAGTTACAGATGTTTTCAATAGGCATGTAGATTTTTTTTCGTCACCAACAACTTTATAGATGTTTATGTATAATTCATCAAATGGCTTTGGCTTATTGTCATTAGGTTCAAATATATATCTTAATATTAAAATAGGACAAATACTAAAAACATTAGTATTCATTTGAAGATAATTAAATTTTGCTCTATCTAATGGAATACCTTTTTTGGGGTCACTATCATTGATTAGGACCTCTATATACGTAATCGCATCTATGGTTTTATCAAAACTTGCCATACAAAATATTTATTAATTTGTACTTCTTTTGAAATCATTTTCGTATTGATTATGTTTAGATGATGACATATAGAAAGAACCTATTTGATAATTTAGAACATCTTTTACAAATGAGTTATTTATTCTATAACAACCATTAATGTATTTTTTGTTGTATATTCGTATTCCTTTTAGTGCTGGTCTATAGATTCTTTCGATGATTTCTTTTGTTAGAATTATCTTATTTAGACCATCTTTTTCCATAGCACCACCAAAAGTATTCAATATTGCTATGAAATCATTAACTTTATCAACAAAATGGAGGTTTACACCAATTATAAAGTTTGGATTTGTTTTTATAGCACCCATAGATATTATAATAGGTTCTGAATCCCATCCATTAGTATTGATGTTATGATTATTTGGGTTCTTATTAAAACTATACTCAAAGGAATAAAAATAACCACCTTCAATAATGGAGGCGTTATCATATTTTATTTTTGGCAATATTCCTTGTATAGATTTTAGCATTATTCAGCGTCTTTCTTTTTTCTTTTTCTCTTTTTCTTACCAGTTATATCAGGTCTAGTTTGTAAATCCATAACTTTATCAGCAACTACACCACATTGGTCACCAGAAGAAGGGATTCCATTTGTTAAACCACTTGGGCATCCTACACCACAAGAGAATTCCTCAACGATTTCTTTTGCGATTTTTTGTGCGATTTCTTCTGTGTTAATATTATCTAAAAATGACATAAATTATCCTCTCTTAAATATCAAATCTAAGTCTTGAATTGTTCTTCTCACTATAGACATTCTACTAGCTGCACCAATATTTCCAAAGATATTTTGTAATCTATAGTTATTTCCTACTGCTTGTAACCAATTTAGTGGTAATAAGAATTGGAATCTACCACCTAAATATCTTCTTAATTGGAACATTAGTAGGTCAAAATTTGAAATTGATTTCTTTTCTGCATCAGTTTCTGGTTTTCTTAACAATCTACCCTTACTATCTATCAAACCTAATCTATAAGCATCGGTTTTTGTTGGATATGTTAGAATTGCCTTTAAAACTATATAGCATAATACATTGTCTACATCGTTATTGTGTGATTTTACATCGTAACTCTTTCTATCGTTATTCATTATAGCACCATGACTACCTAATATCATCTCACATAATGATTCTTTAGGTAAGTATTCATTCCTACCTTTTATGTGGGATAATATGTAATTTGTATCTTGTAAACAACCTTCAGATTCCAAATAGGTTATTACTGGTGTTATTGCAGAGTAAAACTTTTCAAAGAATCCTTTTTCAAAATTCAATGAACGTTCTATCTTCTCAACCATAAATGAAAAATTATCATCTTCATCCTTAACGAGATTTTTTGAGTTTTCTATGATGTAGTCAATGTAAGAATCTTTCATATTATATGTATTAAAGTCTCCAAAATTGAATCTTTCCATCCATTAGATTTTTCATTTCATATTCACTTATTTCATTATTTTTGGCGAATTCTTCTATAAAATCTTGCTCACCAACCAATAAACCTGCTTCTCTATCCATATCATTTTCATTTAAGAAAGAACCCAATGTGAGTGTATTTCTTAACATCTCTGGATTATCTTTTAAATAGTCCTCAATATTTGTAGAAGGGTCTTTGGTTCTATATTGTGGTAAATTCTTTAAATCCATGAAATATATATAAATAAGATATGAAATACATAAAATTAAATGAAGAAGAATTTAAAGAATATCAATATTATTTGTGTGAAAGTTTAGTTAGTAGACAACTTGATAGAGTTTTTGATAGACTCGCAAATTATCTTGGTATAACAAGAGAAGAATTAGTAAGAGAATATAATGCTAATATAGAAAGAAAAGGTATGGCTAGTAATGGTTTTATGGTAAAGGGTAGTATATTAAAGACTGTAGTTGATGATATACGAAATATAAAAGTTGGTGGAAAAGTTCTCTCCAAATTTGATTCTTTTTCTAGAATTATGAAATCTTGGGGTTATCAAATTAAAAATGTAAGGGATGAATATATATTTTTTACTCCAATATACAATGTAAAATATGATGATGATGGTGTTAATAAGGTATATAAAGAAATAATAAAGGATGCGGCTAAAAAGGGAAAATTTTATCATATATCTATGGTCCCACCTTCTAAATTGGGTGATTTAAGACCTAAAGGTGGTGATTATACAAAGGATTTTGAAACCCACGAAAATGCTGTTTATATGATTAATTCGTATTTAGGTAATGTTTTGAAAGATGGTGATAATTTTAGCGAATTTAGTGATTTAGTTAATATGGCATATTTGCTAGTCAATGACCATTATGGTAGATACCCAGAACGATATAAAAATTATATTCGTAGTGAAGAAATGGAATATACCGAAGAATATATGGATTTTAGACGTAGTTTCTTGGATTTGGAAGATGAGTCTGAAAGTGAAGAAATTGATGTTTTACCTGTATTCATCTATGAATTGGATATTAATGACCAATTTTTGAAAGATAGACCTTGGAAATTATATCTAGATTCTTCTGCAGGTGGTGGTGCTTGCTACGTAAAACATAGCATCCCAAAGAGCAAAATAACCCCAGTATTTGGTTTATTGTATAATGTATACGATAATGAAAGGTTTATAAATGCTAGACAAATACCACCAGATGAATTTGAAAACTATTAATGTAAATATCTTTTTACTTGACAAATAATGGTACTTATACTATATTATACAAAAAAGGAGTATATTATGATTGATGATAATAAAATTAAGGAACTCGAAGAATCTATCAAAAAGTGCGAAAAACCCAATATTTATTTGAACGATAATGCTAAAAAGTCTTGTATGTTCAATGAAGAAGGTGTTGGGAAACGTCTTAATGATTTCAAGAATGGAAAAGTTGAGACTATTGACTATTAAAAATAAACCCTAGATTAAGTTCTAGGGTTTTTCATTTACTTATATCTATATGAAATTCGTCCTCTAGTCATATCGTAAGGTGACATTTCAACCTTTACTCTATCGTCTGGTAGGATTCTAATGTTGTGTATTCGCATTTTACCATTGATTGTGCATAATATTACAACATCATTTGGTAGTTTTACCCTGAACATAGCATTTGGCAAACATTCAGTAACTAAACAATTATCTATTTCTATAACATTTGGATTTGTTTTCTTTGTTTTATTCTTCTCTTTTTTCATAATTATAAATTGTCTATATCAAATTCATCATTATCTAATAATCTTCTTAAATTCTCTAAATCTTCATCACTAATTGCTGGAGAATCACTCGCTTCATCAAGTAGGTTTTCAATATTACCCATTTCCATAGCAATTTTATGAGTGTTATCTATATCTACACTTAATAGACTAGCTGCTAATTTTTGTGGGTATAAAGTGAATCCTAATTGCCAAGATAATTTGGACATTGGATTGATGTGGTATTTTTCGTTACCATTAGAATCTATAGTTTTAATTGAAAGGATGATACATTGATTTATATATCTTTCCAATCTATCATTAGTTGAGTTGGATAAATAGATACCTTCAAATATATCCTTACCATCGGCCGTTACAATTATTGCGGCATCATCATTATTAATTGGACAAGATGTGATGGAGAATTCTTTAACTTCGTATGTATGCATCATCACAGGGTTAATATCAACTGAGAATTTATTTTCCTCAATTTTATCATTAACCATATAAAAAATTTCTAATGTAACCATAATATATTAACAGAATTGGTCAGCAAAGTCATCCATAGCATCACCAGTTATATTATCCATATCCATTCTAGGAACTTGGATTTGTGGTTGTGCATTAGAAATTGTGTTTTCGTTTAAATTATCATCACCCATAAAGTCAGGAATATCATCTATTGTATCAAATTCTTCTGGTACATAGTGTTCATTGGTATATTCAACGGACTTTTCATAGAGCATATCAGCAATTTCATCTTCAGTCATTTTAGATGGTTTCTTTGCTTCATTCTTTTCGCTCTTTTTCTTTTTCTTCTTGGGTTCTTCAACTTTTTCTTCTTCTTGTTCTTCGTCTTCTTCTTCCACTTCCTCAACTTCTTCTACTTCTTCTTCATCTTGAGGTTGGTTATCATTTGGGAAGACATTAGGAAGATTATTTGCTACAGTATTTGTTGCGGTATTAGAATCTTCATTATCAGATATGACTTCTTCTATTTCATCGTCATCTTCTTCTTTAACTACAATAACTTTCTTTTTGACTACAGGAGTTTCTTTCTTCTTTACAATTTTTTGAACAGGCTTTTGAACTTTTGTCATAGGTTCATCATCTGTAGAATCCATATTAGACAATAGTTTCTTTAGTTTTTCGTGCGACTTGATTATAGATTCATCAACAAGTTTAAGACCCATTTCGCCATAATTCTTATACAATATATCTATTTTCTTCTTCAAATTAGATACTACTGGGTTTTCTTGTACAACTGGTTCTTTGGGTTTCACTTCTCTACCTTTTGCTATATCTATCTTTTCTTGTTCTTCTGGTGTTGTTTTAGCATGCATATTTTTAAAAGATGCGTTTTCACCTTCATTTAAATTGTATTTTTCATTTATGTAGTCACTAAATGATTGCATTGTATATTAAATTCCTTTTTAATATTTATAAAATGTAATAATAATTGTTTAAAAAAGACTCCCAAAATTAATTGAGAGTCTAAATTATTATTAGTCAAGGAATTCTTCAGCAACTTCTTCTTTGTTTAGGAATTCATTTAGTCTTTCACCACTTGCTTTAAGGTATGTATCGCAAATCTCAAATCCAATGAACTTCTTATTTTGCTCCATACAACAAAGTGCGGTAGTTCCCATTCCCATAAAGGGGTCTAGAACAATATCACCTTCTTGTGAAAATTCTCCAACAATCTTATCAGCAATATTCTTTGACATTACTGCTCTATGAATATTTGCATACTTGTTAGGATTACCACATTCAACGATAACATTCCTAAAGAAATCACTATTTACACTAACACCTTCTACCCCATCACACTTCATAATTAGGATATATTCGTGACTATTAGAAATCTTATGCTTATTTCCACAAGGTTGACCATTAGGCTTATACCAAATCAAAATATCGTGGATTCTATCGGCATATCTTCCAATAATCTTATATAGTGACTTTCTATTGTTCTTAATGCCTTGAATATTATAAAGAACATACTTTCTAGATACTCTAAGCATTTCATCAATAACATTACACTGCCAATTAAAGTAACCTTCTTGGTCTCCCTTAAATTGTTCAACAGTCAAATACTTTCTATGAGCAGAACCATCTTTGGAAATATCAACACTAGCACTTCCAAAATCGTTATAAGGTGGTGATGTAAAGGAAATATCAACGGAATTATCATCCATCAACTTCATCCCTTCAACGCAATCCCCTAAATAGATTCCACCAAAAGAATTCTTATAACCACATTTTTCCAATATTTCTTCGTAAGTCATAATTAAAATATAGTAAAATTATTCAATTAATTCAATGGAAATAAAATTACCTTTAAATTTCCCATCTCCCTTCAAAGTTGTTCCATTAAATATACCAGTCTTTTCGTAGCAATCCAAACAAGACATTAAAATATCGTACCAAGACAAAACAATCCTAGTAATAGTCAAATCATAACCAGTTGGGTGAATGGATGCCACAAGCCTAGTTATATAGTTCTTTGCTGATGTTGGTGTATCAAAATGCTTAACAATAGTAGATTCTTCATCACCCAACTGTTCGCAATAACCAAAAATATGGGAGTCAAGGATAGTGAAATCCTCAACCCCATTGTTAAAATTATATGTAACCTTAATTTTCATTCTTTGCCTTTTCAATTTTCTTTGCGATAATGCTAAGGAAAGAATTCTTTGGAGTTTCCTTTACTTCTGCATTATCATTAGAACCTTCAACATTGGTCTTTGGTTCAACCTTTGTTTCGGTTTCATTGGAAGGGGTATTAACCTTACCAGTCTTCTTTGCGATAGCCTTACGGAAAGATTCAATACGCTTCTTAGCTTCTACCTTTTCAATGGATTCAATGGAAACAATCTTGACAGGATGTACACCACGAATCTTTTCATTAGGCTTCTGTGCTTGGAAATGCTTGAGAATCATATCCTTGGAACGGCGGTAACGAGTCTTAATGTTTTCGTATTCTTCAGCTGGTACATAGTAGATACCACCCTTGACCTTACCAAGCAAATCGTTGTTGTAGATACCCCAAATATTTACAAGAACAAGACCAAGGTTTTCATTTACGCACTTAACATAGTATGCAAAGTTTTCGGTAGAAATGAAATCCTGAGAAATAATTTCTTCAACAACAGCCTTCAGTTCTTCATCCATATAAGGAATCATATCAATGAGTTTACCATCGTTGAAGGAATGGATGCGAGCGGAATTCTGGTTAAAACGTCCACTCAACTTATCAGCGAACCAAGTGGAAACGTGACGCTTATAGAGACGAATGACCTTATTATCAACGAGCTTCTTAATATCAAAAGCATCGGTCTTTACGTTCTTACCAATTTCAAACCAACGAGGACGGCCAAGAAGCATATCCTTTTCAATTTCGCCATTATCGTACTTTGCAAAGATTTCTTCTACAATTTCGTCAAAACGGTCATTGTATTCAACGGGAATCTTGATTTCGTACTTGGAGGTATAATCCTTACCCCAAACAACCTTACCATTGCACTTCAGATTATCGTGACCAAGGTTAGTAATATGCTTCCAAGCGCGGAGTTCAAGGTGTTCAGCGTAACCAATCTTGTTGTCCTGTGCATTCCAAATAATCATAAGTAAAACTCCTATTTAGTGATTTCTTGGTGTAAATTTAAAAAGAAAATGGTTTATTGTCAAGGGTTAATTTAGGAATATATTGTAAAATAAAATTAACAAGTAATTCCAGGGATTTGAATCATAGGTTTAGCCAATTCGTCAGCAACCCACTGAGGAATTTCTTCAACCTCTACCCTCTTACATTCACATTCTTTAGCAAATTCAAGAATGTCCTTATCATCAATTTTCTTATTATCCATATTAAAACTCCTTAACAAACTTAAAATTGACCATATTTGTCTTTTTCGTGTTTGCTATATAATCACATGCTTTAGATGCGGCTGTTACAAGAACGTCATTAATGGAATTACCCTTTTCAATAATTGCGATATAACGTTCACTATTATCGTTAGAAATATAAAATGCTCTAAATTCGTAGTATTTCATAACAACCTCAATCTTTTTCACAAATATAACTAAAAATGAGATAATGTCAAGATATTATTTGAAATGTTTATAACTTTTTACAATATCTAAATGGTCACTATATGAATGATATGTAAAATTATCTTTACAAGTGATTTGTTCAACTTTTTTATCATCCAATTTATACCTTCCATAAAGCCTATTTTCAAGGTCAATCATGTGAGGGGTATAAATACTAACCTCTGTCCCATTAATATCGTGTAGAACCCCCAAATTGTGAAATTCTAGGACATATTTATCCTTTTCCACTTCAACATAGAGGTTATTATCGCATTCTTTTGTAACATATTCTTTACATTCAACTTTTGGTGTATCAACATTATCAACACTCTCAACATTTTCTTGGGGTGTTTCAATTTTTGTAAAGATTTTGTCTATATCGGTTTTTATTAGAATCATAATTTAAAAATGGTCAGGTTATTAGCCCGACCTTTAATTTTACTTGGAAATTGCCTTTTTGCAACTCTTAATGAGGTTTTTAGTGGTCTTATCTAGATGACTTACTCTAATCTCATCTTCCAGACGCTTAATAGTTTCACGAATCTTCTTCTTTTCACTAGGAGATGTAAATTCGTCTTTAAGCATCTTTTTCAATTCAACAATTCCCTTCTTTGTATCACTAATCATCAATCTTCCTCATCTTTTTGCGATTGTACACCTTCTTGGAGACAATCTTGTGTTCACGAAATTTGCGACCATTTTCGGTTTCGCTAACCCTCATAGAACGCATTTGCTTTGTTTCCTTATAATCGCACATATATAACTCCTTTGTTTTACGTGTACAATAATAGAAATTTATAAAAGAAATGCAAGGGTTAATATTGTAAAATTAAATTTACATATATAGACCAACAGACTTTGATAGGTCATTAATGAAATCATCCAAATCTTTAGGAGTAACTTCAATGCCTGCACCTTCAAGAGTGTTAACAAAGTCTACTAGAGCATCGTCAAGAGCCATTCTACGAGTGAAAGACTTATCATAACCTTCTCTTGTTGGATAACTTACATAACCACCAACACCAAGTAGGTCACTCTTACCATAAGGCATAACTCTATTTAGCTTATGAATCTTTGCTCTAAAAGTAGAAGGAACTTCATTACCCATACGAATATAGCAAGTACAAACACGATATTCTGGGTAGCCAATAGAGTTCTTTGGTCCAGTAGGCTGGGAATGATAAAACTTAACAATCATAGGTATATTCTTAAAATAAGCAATCATAATCTTTTCCTTTAATTTGATGTTTAAAATTTAGAATAATAAAATCAAGAAACAAGACCTAAAGATTACAATTTTGTAGAATGTCTATATCATTAAATCTGTTCAAAACCATCTAGTGCAAGTTTTTGGTGCAATTCTTTATTAACGATTCTTCTATAAAGATTTGCATATTTGGATGAAATTGTGTCAAGTAATTCAACCTTGGACTTCATATACTTGTTAATATTGACGCATTCCTTTTCATTACCATTTTCGTAGTAATACTTATATTGCTTGATAGCTTCTTGTGCATCAGACATAACTTTGGTATTTAATTCTTGTTCATTTTGAGCAATTTGAACTAATTCTTTTTGTGGTATATCTAATGGGAGAGGACTTTTAGCATCTACACCTTTTGCAGCACCCAATACTAATGTTGCTGAAAGTGCTGATGCAGTCCCTAGTTTCTTAACTCCATCTAGAATACCTTCGTCCAAGCATTTCTTATATAACTTGTACTCACTTTCATCCAAAATTACTTCTAACCTATCCATTATAAATTTCCTTATTATAATTTATTTATGAATTGGGTTACAAGTTATTCTTCATCATTATAGTGAATTATTGGATGTTTACTTCCCATATAAGGTATAGTTCTAATTGTGTTATATTCAATCCAATCTATAGCATCTTCCATAGACCATCCTTGTTCTTCCATAGCACATTTAATCATAGAATCGTAATCATAAATTAAAGCACCATTATCACCAACACCTATAATAGCATCAGTAAAATAAGGATTTGTGAAATAGGTAACGTCATCAGCAATATTTAATTCTTTTAAAACATCATTAATATTTCGCATAATAATAAAATATAAAAAAGATTGGACATTTTAGAACATCCAATCTTAAAGTTTTGTATTTAATGGTTACAATATATTAGAAATCAATATACCACAACTGCTTCAATGCTTCTTCTATTTCTTCTCTAGTTGCATCCTTAATATCAAAGAGTTTTTCTAGAGTTTGACAATAGAGAGAATATTTTTCAGTGTCCCAAGTATATCCCAACTTTGCACTATAACCATTCTTTTCAATAGAGTAATGACAAACGCAACCATCATTAGTTGGAGTTAGGCTAAATACTCTACCAATACGCAATTCTTCAAATATGCTAAAAGGGTTTTCCATATTACTTTCCTTCCTTAAATTTATCTAGTATATTCATATCTTTATCAAATATATTAGACCTTATATCTTTATCATATTGTCTAGACTGCTTGATTGGTTCATCATTGACTACACCTTTACCAGAGCGAAGAAATATCTTAGAGTCAAAATCTAGAGCAACTTCAACCAAATTTATGACAGTTATTCTAAACTTCTTTTCTCTAACACCAAATCTCACTTTGATAAACTTGCCATCATTTTCAAGTATTTCATATATTATACCATTTGTACCTTTATATGTCTTACCAACTTCAAAACGATGTTGTATATCTTTATTTTCAAATCCCCATTTCATAGTCTATTCCATAAATTTTCTTTTTCTTAAATGCGAGAATAACGATTTTACATATTTCTCACCAGCTGTTCTAAATGATTCTTTTACATCTTCATCAAGTTTAGAATAATCCTTAACCATTATAGACATATAGTCATCAAATTTATTTTGTAAATCTTCAACCATAGCAATCATAGTTAGATTAAGAGATTCTGCTATCGTATATTCACCATCAAAGTTATTTATCTTGTACTTCACCATTTTCATTTTCCTTCTTTAATTCTTCCATATCTTTTACAAATTGTTCATATAATTCTTGATTGTTTTTCATAGAATATGTAATTATAAAAGATTGTAGTTCAGTTATAAAATCTTTATTGTTAAGACTATGTGGTAAAGTTTTCTGGATAAATTTAAACCAAAGAAACACAGAATCAAATTTAAGTTGTGAGGTCATTTTATCAATATTTTCATTTGTCATATTAATAAAAGATTCTGCATTATTCTTAACTTTGTTAGTGGATTCTTCAACTTTATGTAATCTATCTAGAAATTCTTTAGTTTTTTTGCTATCACTCAATATTCTTAAAAAATCTTTCTCTTTAAAAGATTTCAATTCAGCATTAGGTGATTTCCATATAGTCTTCTTTTTCATTATAGTGCTTCTTCCAAGTAATCAGTTTTAATTGCTTCTAGTATAGCATTTCTAATGTCATTGTTTAGTGGTCTAGAGAATGGTGTATTAGACTTGGAATGTGGATTCATAGGAAATTCAATATAAATCTTTCCATCATCATCCAATCTAAAGAGTCTAATGCCAGTAATTTCTAGCAACTTATTAAAGGTAACTCTGACAATACCAATTAGGTGTCTTTCCTTACCATTTTTAGTCATAATCATCTTATTAACATTAAAAATATTAACATTAGTAATTTCTAGTCCATTTAGCTTATCACTCATAAATTATCCCTTTTTGTAGTATTCAATTAACAATTCAATGCAAGTCTTAACATTTTCCAAATTTTCCAAATGTATCTTTATTTGGGAATTTCTATTAAACTTCCACCAAACAATTTCTTGTGTTGCCTTAATTGCAGCATAGAAATGTGTAAATAAATCTGCCTTAATCAACCATTCTCTTTCAGTTGGACCAATAATAGAATTATATATATCCATAGCCTTTTGAGCTGTTAGATAAATGTTTTCATAAGTCATATATGTAATTTTATTTTGTGGAGTAATCTTTCCAGACTTGCAACCTTCAATATAAAAGTTACAATAAAATTTAGCCTTTTCAAGTTCTTGGAGAATAGAATCCTTCTTTCCTGCTCTCATACAATACTTAAAGACATTAGAAAGACAATTAGTTAGGTCGCAATTAGTTTCAATAACTTCAATGCCTGAGAAATTGTCAACATAATGATTAGGATGGTTTACATATTCAACATGTACTGGAACATCCTTCCAAGCATCCTTTACTACTTCATCATTATTTTTCTTTGTATTCTTTGGCTTAAAGTTCTTCTTAACTGGCTTCTTTGCTTGTTTATTTGTTGTCTTCTTTACAGGCTTTGAACTCTTTTTAGGTTCAGCCTTTTCTTTTAATGCTTCTTCTATATTCTTTTTGTTTCTATTATATGCCATTACAATCCTCTCATATTATCAATACCAAAACCCTTTAAGATTTGGTCTTCTATAAAAGTTCGTTCACTCTTTGCTTTTTCTTCCATTTGTATTTCTTTTTCTTTTAATAGTTGTACAATAATATCTTGAAATGCTTTAGATTGAAATAGTCTTATATAAACATAATCAACTATAAGCATTGGTAATAAAGATGCTATAGATACAAGAATTTGCCACCATGAACTTGAAAAACAAGTACATAGTAGCACAACAAATGAAACCACATTAATGACCGAAACAATTATAGGTACACTAAAGAATTTCAATTTATTCATTATTGAACTTCTTCGTTTTCGCCTAGAATTGCGATGATTTCAACTTCAGGAACCAAGTCTAGCTTTGTGCCAATCTTATCACCCTTGGACTTGACACGAATTTCAGCAACAGAAGAAAGATTGTACATTACTCTATCACCTACCTTTACCTTTGGTTCAATATGTATGTCCTTGTATGGATTATATCTTGCGGGAGGAGCTTCTACAATAGTTGCTTCCACGATTGAAATCTTACCAAAACCAGGGACAATGATACCACCTACTTCCTTATCACCAACTCTTTTAGCGAGTACCTTTCCTTCTAACATTTGCATAATTATTTTTCTCCATTTAAAGTTATATTTTGAATGAAGCAATCAACTTCTAAATATAGTTGATTTTCTCAGCGTGGCAAGTGAATTTTTCACTTGCTATGACTGATTCCTTTAATCCTTCAAAGGGTTTAAATCCTTTGCTATCAGTTTCCAAGGCTATGGGTTTTTTCAGGATAACCCTTCCCTATCTTCCGTAGGTACTGTATATTTAAGATATACTTTTGAAAACCTTTATATAAAATATAATAATTTTTTTTACTTTACGTTACCCAATTCTTGTTGGTATTTGTAAAAACTTTCCCACCTATTTTTTAGTTGTTCTAGTTCAGCAGGATGTATTTTTGCAAGTATACGCATAGCATCAGTCTTACCAACAATGAAATGTTTTTGTATAGCGAATATTCCCAAGTTATCTTCTTTGTCACTCTTGTATGCTTTCATATTAAAATAATACTTTTGCTGACCTAATATACTTTGGATAAAATTATAATGGTCTTTATTTGACAAAGGTCTTCTTGTTCCTAAAGCCAATATTGGTGCGAAATTGTCATTAGAAGCAACCAATCTATTAATGATGAATGGTTGCCACAATTTTTGTTCTTCTAAAGTTAATTCTTCCCACTTCTTTTGATAAACTGTACAAGAATCAAGTACATCAAATAAAGTCTTTTTCTTTTCTTTAGTATCTGCCATTTTCTAATTCTCTACCAAAACTAAACCAAGTAATTGGGAATATACCCTTAACAATTTCATTCCACTTATTGAAAACCTTAATTCTTAAATCGTTAAAGTTTGGAGGTGGCATTCCTATAGATTTATGTCTTGTGTCAATAGGAATAATTAAATTCTTATAACCCCTTCTCAAAGATTCAAGACAAATATCAACATCGTAGAAATGATAACCTTCCAAGTTTTCATCAAATCTCAAACCATCTTCAAACAATCTCTTATGGAAGAATAGACAACAACCATCCATAGAAACAACGTGGTCATTCATAGTCTTCCAATCGTTCATAGGATATTCAATGTCTTCACCCTTTTCGTTCTTGTTACATTGAATGATACTACCAATACCATTTACTTGTCTCAAAGGATTCCACCAAGCCATAGACCTTTCTAGATTCATAGTACCAATAACACCTGCAACACCAATCTTCTTATCGTGTTCATATTGGTACTTTAATATATCATTTGCTAGTAGATTAGAGTTATTTAAAAATTCCAAATCATCGTGTCTAAAACAAACAATAGGGTCATCATTTTTAAGGACAATATTTTCTATAGCCCAATTATATTTCTTTGCCATAGAATTACCACAACTATCATCCAAATAGAATATAGTCTTAGTATTTTCTTTCTTTTCTCTTACTGGAACAATCTCAATCATTTTAATTCCTCAATATTATGTTTTTCTAAATCAATAGAATATTCCATACAATATAGTAAACTTTTCAAATTCATATAATCATACATTTCATCAATTCTTCCAGTTCTATTTGGGTCATTAAAGAATATAACTCTCCTAGTCAAGAAGGATTTAACGTAATCAAATCTTTCATTAGGGTCTTCTACATCAGTGAATAACTCATTAACGCATACACCAGCAATACCCTTTTTCTTTAAGAATTCTCTACATCCATCTATATTTGTCATAGTAATATAGAACGCTGGAACTAATTCCCTCTTTTGTTCTTCTATGATTTCGTATTTTTCTTCTTCGGTTAATCCTACTTCGCCCAATTCCTTTAGATACTCTCTCATATCCTTGAATTGTAACTCAAAGAATTGACCCATAACAATCTTCTTAATTTTGTTCTTATAATAGAAAACTGTCATTGGGAGTGAACCCTTCTTTGTTAGTTCGTATAGGTCACTTCTTTCTTCTTCAGTAACCATTTCAATAACATACAAGAATTCACTATCTACTTCATAATCTAGAGACTTTTGGTATTCTTGACAAAAATGACAACTATCAGACACGAAGATATAAACTCCGTGCTTGAATTGATTTTTGAAATAATTATAATTGAATTTTTTGTATCTATGGTTTGACATATTAATATGGTTCACATTCTAATAGTTCACAAAGACATGCCTTAATTTGAATATCAGGTTGAACAACACCAGAAGCACATCTAAATTCGTATTCGGCTATGGTTACGATTGCCCTACTCTTTTGAATAAAGTGAGTTGTGGCATTATCAAATAGTGTTCTAAAGATTACAGCACTATCGCAACCACTATCCATAATAAACTTGTGAGCATCAGTCAATTTGTGTTCTACAAGCAAAGGTAATAGTGCTTCCATATCTAGAACTGCGGACAATGCTCTTTCATCAATCTTTGAATACATACCAGCAGCCTTTTCTAGAACTGATAATGTGGTTCTAATTGATGGGAAATACTTTTCTACGATTTGCTCAACTGCTTCTTCAGTATATTCTACACCTTCACATTCTAGAATACACTTCATAAAATAGATAATCTTTGGAATAAGTTCCTTTCTATATTCGGGCTTATTCATATTATAGTCAAATGTTCTTGTTCTACCTTCTCTCAATGGTGCGACAATACCACCAATATTATTACAAGTGAAGATGAACTTACAATTTGATGCATACTTTTCAGTGAATGTCTTTAGAGATTCTTGTACTTGAGGATTCAATCTATCACATTCGTCAATAATAACGATTTTTTGTCTACCATTATCGGCACTAGATGTAGCAAATTGTAGAATTGTTGTTCTAAGTGCTTCCATATTCATTTCAGTAGTAGCACTCAAGAACTTAGCTTCAGCATTTAGTTCATTACAAAGAACTTTACTTGTTGTTGTCTTACCTGTACCTGGAGTTGGTGAATAAAGTAATAGATGTGAGAATTCCCCCTTAATCAACTTGGTAAAGAATCTCATATAATCATCTGGTAGAATTAATTGATTTAAGTATTCGGCTGCATATTTATATTCCCAGTTTTCAGACTTAACTCTTGGAAATGGAATACTTACTTCTTCTTCAAACAAACTATTATCCAAAATAAACCTCTTTTTAGTATAAAATTTAAAAATTATTTCACAAAAAACAACCGTCTAGGTCATAGTCTATGTATTTATTAAATTGACATATTTCCTATAATTACGCAACAAACAATAATTGATACGAAATAAAATATATCACCTAAAGCATCATAAACCCAATGCTTAATCATTCGTTTTGCAAATTCTTTATTATCTATCATAATCAAAAATAAAAGGTAACATATTTCAGTTACCTTTATTGTTTTTACTTTTGCGAATCTCTTGCTTCTCTTTGTGCTGATTTCTTTTCACCAACATCAAATGGATTAATAATTGTAGCATTCTTCATAATACAATTACAAGCAATAGGGAAACCAGATTGATGGTCATATCCAATGAAACCACGGCCATGACACTTCTTACAATTCTTCTTTGGTTCACCCACTTCAAATCCAAGCATTTTGCCCATTCGTTGAAGAATTAGGTTACATTCCTCTTGTGAAAAATGACCAATATCTTCATCCTTTGTTGGCATATACTCTTGTAAGGATTCTAATTCATCCAAACCAAATGCCATAATTATACCTTCTTTCTTGGTAGATATAGATTCAAATCAATTTCATCATTTCTCTTTTGAGTGAACTTGATTAGACCATTTTCCATATATTCTGTAGTATAATCACCACTAGGAATCTTTTGAACACCTTCAGCAATAACTGTTAGAGAGAATGGGTTTGCTTCACAATTAGTCTTATAAACTTCATTCATAGTGTCCATCAACTTGGAAGAACGGAAATCAACCTTCAAGGAATCGTTTTCACCACTAAAGATAATTTCATCAGCGGAGTTAAGGGATGCCATCTTCTTCAAAGTATCAAGCATTTCCTTATTAAAATCAAAGGTACAATTTGTGTTATTTTGGAACTTAACATTCTTGAACTTTGGCTTTTCAATAACATCGGAAGATGCGGTTCTATGGTTAATTGTTCTATTGTTACCATTTCTAGAGGAAACAATTACCAATCTAGTTACTTCACCATTAGACATAGATTGTTCATCGTCATCAATTTCTGCCCTAATAGTTGGAGCAATCAATTCTCTATTTTCATTAGTGGTTACAGAGAATCTATACAAATTGTAGAACTTGCTAAAATCAAAGAAAGCAAGAACATTAGAACCAAAGTCAAAATATTCAATAGGTGCTTTCATAGTATAGATAATAGCATCTGCCTTAATACGAAGAACTACCAATTCCTTACCAGTGGTTTCATCGGTTTCTCTTGTAAAAAGTAGTTGTTCACTAATTCCAGAAAGGGTGTGAACGGTTTCAATGTAGTCTGGGTTATAAATCACTTCTTTAATCATAATATTATCCTAAATATCCTTTTGTTTTATCTAATTGTCTATCATAATTGACTTTGTTTTTACTCATATAGTACGAATAAACATCTTCTGGAGTCATATTTGATATGTCGCAAAATATACAAAATAGTTTCAAAATTTTTTCACAATACCAAGTAACTTTGTCAATATTATTCCTTTCAAGTTCTTTGTATGTCTTCCATTTCTTACAAGGTATATCACGATACATAGCACCAAAAACTGTAGACATTTTACCTACAATATATGTTAGTGTATCTTCTATGCTATTGGATTCAAATTGTTCAGCATCTATACCTTCGTACTTTTGTGCTTCTGCCCAATATTCTTCTAGTGTCTTATTAAACTTCTTTACACCTGCATAACAAAATGCGGAGGTCATAAAGCAAGTCATATCAGCAATTTCATATTTGGTATCATCACTAAATCCATTTAATTGAATACTTTCTATTGCTTCATCAGCTTCAGCAATAAAACATCCAAACATATACATAGACATATAATTTAAATCAAGTTGGTCTTCAACCTTTTCCGAATTAATATCTACATATCCACGTTTATCTGCAATCCAATGCTGAAATGAATTTTGCATAGTCATTATTTCATCTAATGCATTTTCTTTAGTGTACTTTTCACCAATTTCACTCATTTTTATTCCTTTATTTCTAAGTGTTTTATGTTTTCTAATGTATTTTTTAATAGAGTTAGATTTTCCAAATAATCACACTCAAATCCAAAATCGTAAATTCTTTTCTTTGGTGCTTCAACTGGTTTCTTGAATTCATTAAGAATGGAATCTTCAATAAAACTTGGTATGTAGGAAAAATCTATTAGTTTTGTGTTAAGTTCAAATTGTTCCTTGGCATCAGCATTTTCAGGTTTATTTAGCCAATCATATAAACCTTCCGCCAATATGACTTCGTACTTCTTATCACCAATTCCATACTTACATTTTGGTATGTTATCACTAGATTCACCTTGTTCACCCATAAATATCTTCTTTGTCAAATAATACTTTGGGTCAGGAACTTTAATGAATCTCTTATCGTGTCCATCATATTGTGAATAATTCTTGTATTTCAATAGTTGGTAAAAATCTCTATCTCTAGAAATATTTAAAATGTCATAATCCTTTTGAAAATACTTTGTGGTAACTGCAATAACATCATCAGCCTCTGCTTTCTTAACTTCTATAAAATTCAAGTTAGGAAATGTCTTCTTAAAATTTTCAAAGAATTCATTTTTGGCAGTATTAAAATAGTTTAGGTTGATAGATGTTTTGGATTGTAAATTTCTTCTACCCTTATATTCTTTGTAAATATCGTGTCTCCAATATCCACCTTTAGGGTCAAATGCCAATACCAAATAATTAGGCTTATGGTATTTACAAGTGTCCATAATAGCCTTAACTATACTTCTTTTCCAACTTCTAAATTCTTTTTCAGTAGGGTCTTCTATCCCAGATGTGTAAAGATAACGATAAGCCATATTTGATACATCTATGGTTACTATCTTTTCCCTATCTGGTTCATATCCCTCTAGTAAATCAGTATCAATCATATCTTAAATATAAAAAAGTTTACAAATATTTGCGTTTAAGTTATGTTATTTTGTTTTTTAAGCACTTCAAGGATTCTATCACTCAAATCTATACAAGGAATTATTTCAGGATATTCCAAATTTGGGTCCATGTGTACTAGTATCAATTCACTTATCTTTATTGATGTGTTCCTTTCCAATATCAACTTGTATAACGATAACTGCATTGAATATTCACTTAAATGGCATTCCTCTAAATCATCAAATGGCTCTAACATCATTGTAGGCTTCCATTGTTTTAGAACTTTGTCATACTTCTTAAAGGAATTTCTGCTAAGGTTCTTGTTGGTTTTCCAGTCTACCACTATGAACGAATCGTCTGCCGGTCTATAACATAAGAAATCTATAGTACCACAAACTTTCAATTCTTTGTCATATACTACTAATTCGTTTTTTATTGGAATTAAAACATCCTTTGCATCATTATAGAACTTATAAAACTTTTCTCGCATTTCTCTAAAAGTCTTATAATGCTCAACACTAGGGTCAATATCGTATAATTTATGTTGCCAACTCAATTCAGCGGCCATGTGAACATCAGTACCCATATTACAAGCAAATTCATTATTATGCTTCCACATATCTAATACTTCTTGCTTTGTCATACCTAGTTCATTTGCTTTCTTTTCAGCCTTTTCATCAGCAATCTTCTCAAAAGGTTCTCTTAAAAATTGACTAGCAAATCTACTACCTGACATATACTTCTTTCTATTACCATCACTATCATAATATTCGTGTGGTCCTTCTTCAAAGGTTATGTCATTAAATTTTGTGTATAATTCACATATTATATTAAATTTATCCATACATATAAAATATAAAAAACCCTCCAAGTAAATGGAAGGTTTTAGTTTAAATTTTTGTTTTAATTAGACGTTCTTATATTTTGTAACAGCTTGATTTACAATTATAGAGAATAGTTTTAAGTATTTATTTACTTTTTCTTCATCTAAATTGTGTTCGTAAGCTATATTAAAGCAATTTCTATAATTTGCTTGAATTTTTTCCATTTCAGTTTTACTAATTGCTTCCATTATATATGATAGTATATCCCAAGCCTTTTTGTCATTACCTTCAACATTTAGTCTAAGCCATCCACTGCCTTCACCTGTCTCTACTGTTATATTTGCGTTTACACGTTTGAATATGTTTTTTACACCATCTACAAATTTTTTACCCAAAGCATCTTCTTTATCTTTATTAGGGTTTTTTAGTCTAGCAATTTCTTTATATAATTTATCTTTTTCTTCATAAAGTTCTGGTAATTTTTGTAAATCTTTTATTAAATTGTTAATATAATTTCCAACATCTTTAACACCAACAAATAAGTCAATAATATCAAATCGTACTAAAGAACCAGCCATTGCTAATGATGATGTTTTTGTTGTGCTATATTTACTTGTCAGTCTAAAAATTTCATTATCAATTTGAGAGATTTTACTATATAATTCTTTAACTTCTGGGATGTTTTCTACATATCCAAATTCGTTAATTATTTGTTTACACTTATTATATTCTTGCTCAGACATTTCAACGATATATTTTTGTTGTTTCATATTACAATACCTTTTTATTATTTATACCTTACCGTGATTTTCTTCCCAATATTTTCGGAAAGCTTCAGCAGAACCATTTTTTAGTAATTGTCTTATGAACTCATCTCCTGGGTCACGACCTATTCGCTCGCCTTCGTACCATTTAGCTAGATTAAAAGCGTCAACTTGTGCTTTCATATACTCACTAAATTCTTTGTTATCCATATTGCACCCCCTATTTTTGTATTGCTAATTCTTTCTCAGTAATAATATAAAAAATCATACCATTAGATTCAGCATATCTTTTTGCTTCAGTCCATTTGGCATAATTTTGCTTTAAAACTTCACAATATTCAAGATAATCATTCATTTTCTTTGTAGTTATCTTCTTTGGAACTTTTGGAAAAATAATTTGATGTGTATTTTTGTCAAGTTGAGGACATTGATTGCTTGGCTTCACTTCAACTAATGCTTTCTTTTTTTGACCATTAGAATCTATAAATTCAAAATAAAAATCTACGTAATATCTATGCTTTTCTTTGGAGAATCTACTATCATCTCTTTCAAATAGTTCATTATCCTTTTTCTTATGGAACATATACTCAATTAATACATTTTCTGAACCCCAAGATAGAACATTGGCATTATCATCTAACCAACTCATAAAAATATGCTCATAACTACTACGATAAACTGGAGGTTTTAAATTTCCAGTTTTATCAGTGTAATTAAGGCATTTTTCCCTATGCTTTGGTACAAATATACCTTTTGAGTATTTAGAACCATCAAACACTATAAACCTTCCGCTATCTTATCCATAATTTTTATAGTGGCTTGTTCTAGTATTTTGTCAATTTCCAATCTACTGACGGAATAATCTCTATACAATTTCATGTCAACTAATGAATCTGATAGAGTATTTTTGATTCTATCGTGTAAATCATCTACCAATTTATTTTCATTAATCATAACGTATTCTTCAAAAGATGGAAAATTTAACTTCATACTACAATTCTTCACAAATTTCATCGGTCATCTTATCTACCATAGCTGACCAATAACTTTCATTTCCGTGGCAATCATCGGTTAAATCTATTAATGACTTTGCGTATTGCTTAACTAATTCTTTAGAATCTTCACCATTAATATCTTCACCTTCTACATTTTGATGAACCAATTCTTCTAGTTCTGACTTAATTTCATTGTATCTTTCATCAGACATAGATTCTTCTTCATCATCGTTATCCAATTCCCATTCTTCATCTTCTTCGGTATAGTCTTCTGCATCTATTTCTTCATAACCACTTTCGCTAAAGGAATCAGAATATTTAATACCTTCAAAATTGTCTAGACCATATTTGTCTTCATCATTTGTGACCACTTCATTGTCTATAGATTCTTTAAGTTTCTTCTTTGTTTTCTTGCTTTTCTTAAATTCTTCATACAAGCCAAAGACATTTTTTGACATTTTTACAGTTTTCTTTTCATAAAGTGGTGATAATAAAAATCTATCCATAGTAATAAACCTCTACATATTTATTACTTAT